TGCCGTATTTCAGCCCGATCTGGTTCACGACCAACTAGCCGGAGGTGTGGGACTCATGGTTTTCTCTAGAAAGACCATCGTGAACTGCCGCGTCAGAACGAAGTCTGAATGCCTTACCGACCCGAACTGCGAAGAGTCTGCTAAGACCACCTCCACAGTCTCCCCGTTGTAGGTCAGGCTCATATCATTGGAGAGAATAAAAGACACCAACCACACCCGATCATCTCTTTCAGGGATGACCCCGAACTCCACGGTGATTGTTCTAGCCGCCCCGCCGAACTTCTGGCGAATAGACCCGTCAGGCAGATCGTCCTGCTGGGGCGGCCAGAGCCGTATCTCATCAAAGTCCTGCATTCCCCTCGGAGGACCAAGGATGTCAAAGGACTTCGATGTCACACCGTATGTCAGGGTGATGGAGTCCATTAACTGATCTGCGCTGCCCAGCTTGTCGGAGCGATCCGGCCTTTCGCCGTGAACTTGATGAACTCCACATCGTCAGAGTCCGTATCAAGGTGTGCTTCCCACGCCGTTCCCATGACATCATTGAAGGTCATGACCATCCCGTCGGTGAACGTGATCTTGTAGTCCAGGTTGATCGAAGACTTCAGGAACGCGAACTCCGCAGAGGTCGCAAGGCAGTCGATCTCAATGGTCTGCTCGATGTTTCTCAAGAATGACCGCTGATGTTCGTCCTTGTACGCAAGACTCTCTGCCGTGAACTTCCCCTTACGGATCGGCCCGATCTCCTCAAAGGTCTCATCTGCGGCGGGACGGACTTCGAACTTCACGATGCCGGCTGGTGTATAATCCGAGGCCAGAGAAGCGAGTCCCTTGATGGTGTCAGTTGTTCCTTCGCCCGAATCTGCGGCCGGCGCCGCAAAGAGGTCCGTCAGGTCTGCTTGCGCCGAGGAGTCGATGAGGATGATCCCGTCGGCGTTGACCTGGAGATACCGCGCTTTGTCCAGATCTGCATCCGATACAAACTTCCACGTCAGGCCCAAAGACCCGCTGAAGGTCTTCGCGTTCAGGCCCGTTATCTGGTGGTCAAAAGACCCGTTCCCGAGAAGGTGCAGAATCGGGAGGAGGTTCGTCTTGTCGGTGTTCAAGCATTTTGCTGAAGCATCGACCTTGACCGAGATGCCCCGAGGACGCTTCAATGTATCGTCTTCGGTGAGCAGGGAGAGCACCAGCTTCCCATCTTGCAGGACTCCCAGGGAGTAGTGCTTGTCTTCCGTGCCGCGTTTGATCTTCCATGTGGAAAGCCCGTCTGTCAATACGTGCGTTCCATCTCTGGTATAGCCTATTGTTGCCATGTTTCCTCCGAGTTGAAAAAGTTACTTAGACTTCGTTCCACTGTATTGTACATTCGTCCTTATCGGGGTTCTTTGTCACCTCCGTTGCGTAGAAATTCCGCGACGCAATGCCGTCATCAATACTTGTCCTCATCAGGATCGTCGTGTTAACGTGCGAGAGGACCGCGTTGGCCGTTGACTTCAGGCTGTTATACGTCCGTGAATAGCTTCTCTTGACCTGACTGAGTCTGGTGTAGAGATACCGCGCCATTGCGACTTCAGCATTGTATCCTGTACTCCACGCACCCGCTTCGTAGTCCCAATACATCCACTCTCCCTCCAGAACCGCCTTGTACGCCGTCCCTGTGTCGTGATAGAGGATGGAAGTCACGTAATCCACTCCACCCCACTCCATCGTGACATCCATGTCACTCTCAAAGCCGTTGGGAGCATCGGTGTACGTCGACTTGTTATCCGGCCCGCTGTAGTACAGGACTGCCGCTGCGCCGGCATGGACGGTGAGGTTGTTCACTCCCTCGTCGATCGAGGGTTGGAACGTGCTCTGCGCCGGAACGCCGAACGTGCCGGGATAGGCAAACGATGTCCCACGGGTCAGGAGCTCGATTCTATGTCTGGAGTTCGCAACGTCGTAATAGTGACGCGGAATCACCGCCAACGAGCGACAAATGGCCGTGAACAGATCGAATGCCGTTGCGTAGGTAGAGGGCCATTTGTCCGTGTTGAACAGTCCGAACCATGCGCCTGACGATTTCACCTTGGCCAAGAGGTAGAGGTTGCTGTATGTCTGCTCCGCGAGTTTCAGGTCAAACCCCTGCAAGGCAATGTCCAGTGGATCAAAGGTCGTGTTGAAAACTGTCTTGACGAACGAGTTCATGAAGTCGCTGAGTTTGATAACCTGGTTGTCAGAGCCCACCCCGTCCAGCGTTAAGCAGTCCAGAAACAACTCCGCGTCGATGTCGTTCAGGATCTCTTGAGCTGTAAAGTCTTTCATCTTACCCAGGATCGTCATGGTCTGGATAGACCCCCGACGCTGAATGTTCCCGACTGTCAGGTCAAACTCTTCGATCGGTGTCTGGTTCTTGAGGACTCGCCCCCAGTAGAAATGGGTGTCTCCGCTTCCTTCGTTAAGCAGAAGTTGAATCTCCGCATACGAGTTCAAGACCTTATACCAGAAGCCTTCCGCGTAGACCGTGTAATCTTCCACATAGTCGAACTGAACGTTTTCCAGTTCGATCCGTCCCGGCCCAATATCCACGCGGGTGACAAAGTCCGTGTCCAGTTTCAAGGTCTGGAACGTCGGAACAACGAGATCGACAAGGTCACTGTGGAGCTTGACGGTCATCGTTCCCGATGCTAAGACGGAAGTCTGGACGGTATATGTGGTGATAGCCATTAGGATCCGTAGACAAACTCTTTGCGTAGCGTTGCCGACTTCTCATGGATGGCAACGAGGTCGTTCCCGTGCATCTTGAACGGGGCGAACTTGTGAATCACGGTCACTGACTGAGAGCTTGCACCACCCCGCATGTTGTTGATCGGGGAGACTCGTTCTGGACCCTTCTCGCCAAACATATAGGCACGGCCAGACTGTCCGACACCAAAGATCGGCTCGTTGATGACACCGCCGCCGGCCATCCCAAACACGGAGAGAAAACCCGACAGGAACCCACCACCCGAGAGCAGAGAGAGTAAGCCCTTGAACAATCCCTGCCCCATCAACTGCGTTGCCATGCCGGCGAACGATGCCACAACGTCAGTGATGAATATCTGCAACAGACTCTTAGCCTCGCCAAATGCGCGGGAGAGTCCACCGGCGACTCCGTTGTACACTGCATTGCCGACAGCCTGGAATCCGTGGGCGATAGAGTCCTGCATGATTCCCGAAGCGTGGATGATCTCCGCAAAAGAAATCTTCACTTCTTCCGCTGCAAGACTAACGGGTGAAACTCCCTCAACGCCCTGAAGTTTTGTGGGCCAGTTCTTCGCCATCCTGCCGGAGGATGCCCGAGTCCTTGCTGTCTCACCGATGGCCTTCCCAGTCATTTCGTGGACGAGCTGGTACGCATCTACCCAGGTCTGTTCTTCCTTGGCGATGCGGGCAAGTTCTTTCTTGTGGGCGTCGTCTTGGAGTTTGTCGAGGGCATCAGCTTGGGCGATTCGCTCGTCGTACATCGCCTTGACGATTCCCTTTTCCTTGATCTGGGCTTCCGCAATTTTGTTCTCGTTCTCAAGGATCTTATTGTACTGCGATTGCCCGAAAGCTGAGGCAACAACACCACCCGCTAATCCTTCCACGGTGGAGGCGGCACCCAATCCAGAAAGCCAGCCGGTAACCGACTGCATAGCGGCACTCGGGCGTGACTTCTCAAGTTTCGACCGAGCCGCATCGACGGAAGCGCGGGCATCCTTTAACTGATCGACTAATGCCTTGGGGTTTAGCTTGTCCTGAAGTTCCTTCTGCTTCTCGATCAGCTTTTCAGTCGCCTCATAGGTCTCCCGTATCCACGACGATAGACCCATAAAAGCCGCCCCAGCGATTGTCACCGGGAGGGCGACACTCATAAGCGCGCCACCTATCGCAGCCAACTTACCACCGGCACCCTGAGCGGCGATGGAGAGCCCGTTTACCGCGAACTCCATCTGATCGAACTGACCGAGGGCACTAGTCAACCCCTTCGAGAGACCACTATTCATCCCGAAAGCGTCACCCAGTCCACCAACCGCGCCAGAGACCTCTCGGAACGTCCTTGCCTGTAACCTTTGGTCACGGTAGAATCGCCGGAGCTCCTCCCCGACCTGGAAGTAGGACTCCTTCATCTTGGCGTTGTCGGAATAGGACTGTACCGACACGCTGTGGATGGCGTTCTTATAGGCGATGACGTTTTTATTGGCTTCTGCGAAGGTATCGCTACCAATCAAGGCTTTCCCAAGATCAGCCTTCGCCTTCTTGAGTTCAGCCTTGAGGTCATCTAAGGACCGCCCCTCAAGCTGTATTCGTAATCTTACTTCGTTGTCAGGCACTTGATTTTGTCCTATTTCCGTAATAACTTAGGGCAAACCTTTAAAGGGGTCTTCCAATGGAATATTTCTTTATTGCCGCCGGCCTTGCCTTCTTGTGGATTGGCTTGATCCTCGTGAACGCTTTGGTCGCAAACGAAAAGGGCATCCCCAGTTTTTTTCCTGTTCTTGTTTCATTTATCGCCGCACCGTTGGTGTATCTCTACCTCTTGGCGACTCCAAAGAGGGGTTAAGATTTCATCTGCTCTCTGTCGACGTAATTCCGGTAGACGTTGAACTGCATCCATCGAACCAGCTCACCTATCGTGTAATTGTCGCCTACTGCTTTCAGGTCCGCAATCTTGCCGTCACATGCCGCGAACAGGACGCTTTCCTCCTCGTATTCTCCGGACAAGGGTTTGACTCGTTTCCTATCTTTGTCCGCAAACTGCGAGAAGTACTTCAGCCATCTTTGGGTCTCGGCTGAGTCGTAATCCGCAGCGCGAAAAAACTTCGTACCACCTCCAGCACGTCATCAATCGAAATCTCTATCGGCCTCTCGCCCTCAAAGACCAAATCGCAGAACTCCGGCCACAAGCGTTCAAATTCCTTCAGGTGCCCGTCCTCTTCTCCTTCAGGCGTGTTGAAGTCCTGCATGGCTTTGATGTGGGGATCAATGACCTTCAGGACTTTCTTTGCCTTGATGAAGAGATTGGCCGGAATGTACCTGAACGTGTATTCCTTGCCGTTAAGCTGCAGAGCGGGCATTGATCGGTTCTCCATTAGTGTTGAGGAATTTCACCGCACCGAATTGAAGAACGTCCAGGCATTTTCCCACAAGCTCCTCGTTCCACACTGCGTATGGACGGGCTGGAATAGGGATCATGTGCGGTGGAATCTCGATCCCTCTTCCGAATCCATTCTGAGTCCCAGGGTGATTGATGACCCCCCCGGTCTGATGTATCCACTGATATATCGGGCCGCCGAACTGTCCCGCCTCGGCAAAGTCAGCCCCAGAGTCCGCGGCGTTTGACTGCAACAGGGCTCCCGATTGAAAAAGGAACGACGGCCCGCCGGACTTCAACGGAAGCCAGTGCGGATCCCCACCCTGACCGAATGCACGTCTGATGTTATCAAGCATCATGATCGAACACTGCTGCATCCACGGAGAGAGGTCTAACGCTGATGTTGGGAATGTCCCGCTGATGGTTGCGACGAACATTAGAGCGTCCCCGTCACATTGTTGAGCTGCGCCTTAAACTCCACCGTGATCCACATCAGGTCTCTCGCCATGATGCCGTTGCGGATGGAGAGGATCACGTCCTCCGGCTTTCCGACCAACTGCCAGGGGTTTGCCACGTTGACGTGCGAGATGGCTAACGCCACAAGAGCCCGCTTCACATCCTGAATCGCCGCGTCCAAGTCAACGGGCCGACAGTAGACAAGGCATCCCGCAAAGACTGTCTCCACCCAAAGGCTTCTGTTCACATCCTTGCACCGCATCTCTTCCTGGGGCGTGAGGACCGCACAGACCGGAAGATTTGTCTTGGCCGAGGGGTCAAGGTAATTTGCAGAGACCTCTTTCATCGTGGTTCTGTAGCCGTTGGCCGTCGTGATGCCTTCCATTGCGGCAATGAGCTCATCCTTGAATGTCTCCAGCCGTGAGGTGTCAGGTGCGCTCACATCACCCTCCTGTATCGCGCAAGAGCCGACTTCCACCGGGGAGTCATGTCGATGAAGTTATCCCCCACCGAACTGCCGGCTGCAGCGTTGGACTTGGAACTCATCCCCAGTCGTGGATTCAAACCCGCCCTGGATTCATCGTACATCACTTGCATCATTTCCAGACAGACCTTTGTGATGGACGGAGGGACCGTACTGAAGCCGCAGTTGTATGTGATCTTGATGTTCTTTGTGCCATACGGGAACGTTGAATCAAGCAGTTGGATGAACCAGTTGGGGTTCCCGTCAATGAAAAGATCGTCCTCGTCGGTCAGGAGGTCTGTCCATGTCCCGTCCACGTCGTACTGAAGGCTTGCCAACCTCTCGGCCTCGTTCGTGCCTTTGAGGGAGATGATCCTCCCCCTGTTCAGCCAAATCGTATCCGAACCGTTGCCGTCCAGGTACTCCGTCACCTCACGCGAGACCACGGGCTGATTGATATGATCCTCAATCGCTCCCGAGACATATTCCAGCCAATCGGTAAAGAGAAGGTCTTTATCCGTATCGGTGATGCCCATGTAGTCTTTGACTTTTTCAATCGTCGTAATGGCGATAGCCATGATTCACCTGTAGTTCAATCGTGACGTGTACGTGGAAGTCGTGTTTCCTGAGACCGCGAAGACATATCTGACCCTGACTGAATCAGAGACCCCGGGAATGACCTCTGTTGTCTGGTCTCTCAGTACCCAATCGGCTGTTAAGTCATCCCCAGAAGTCCCCGAAACCGCTAATGTATCCTTCACCGTCCACGTTGAGGAACCGCGTTTCTTCGTGTCCACCATGATCGAAACATTCACCGCCGCAAGCGCAACGAAGTCCACACTGACGCGAGAATACCCGCCGAGTGCATACGAGAGGCTTGTGTCCTTCTGCGAATTAGCGTAGGCCTTATTCTCAATCGTCTGCCAGAAGTAGCTCGTTGTCTGGCTGATGCGCTTGTTTACGACATCTTGTGCCATACATGCAGATGCGATGAGCATCAATGCCAGCAGTTTCTTCATGTTCTCTCCACTCTCCAGCCTGTTTCCTTATCCGGCCACAGGATGTTGCCTGACGGATCTTTGTGACCGCAGACAACGCCTAAGTGCGCCATCTGCTTATAGCCCTTCTCGATGCAGTACAGCATCCACCGCATGTCTGGCACTGACCCGTCTTCCTTGAAGCAATAATCTTTCAGAGTCTCTACATCCACCAGGACACACCCCGTACACCCGCCTGACATCGGCACCACTTCGCCCCAGTGACTCTTGACGAAGTCCCACGGATAACATCCCAAGAGACTCGGCCTCTCGTCCGGCATGAAGACATTTGGTTGATTGACTCCATGCCTCAACACATAGAGTCCCGATACGACTTGTGCGTCGACACTCAGGAGTTTCTCCAGAGCATCGGGTGGCGGGATCGTGTCGGACTCGATGAACCATACCTTGCTGTATCCTTCGTTGACCGCTATCCTTCGTGCCTTCTCGTAGTTCAAGCACATGTTCTTGTACTCACCCCTGTCTAATGCCGGATAGGGGTTATCCCGAGAGACCAGGGTGTCAATGTAGTCACCCCTCTGGTTCGTCAGCCTTTCTAATGCGCCGACGACCTCGGGTTCTAAGCGGAGGGCTGTTGTAAACGTCAGGATTCTCATTCTGGACCGGGGGTTGACTGTCCTTTTTTTTTTCGTCTTCGACATAACACGCCAGACCAGCACGGATGATCGACTCAACGTAGTCCGCGTTTCTCTCCGTCACATCGACGATCTGGTCTACATCGTAGGAGAAGATCAGTCCCGCGTTCCCCTGTAGTATCTTGACCCGCTTACCCATGACTCCCTCACTTGTGGTAAAACAGGGGGAGGTTTCCCTCCCCCGTTAGTTCACGACAGGTTAGCCTGTCGGGTGGATCATGTGCTGGAGCGCGGCGGCGTTCACCGTCTGCGAGCCGATCCTCTGCGAGAACAGGAAGCCAACCTGTCCATTGACCGCATAGGCCTCGTTCAGACGACGGACCACCATCGGTGAAGACTCTGCAACCATGAAGCCGGCGCGGAGGTTACCGAACAGCACGGACTTGTTCCCGCCACCGATCGCCTGCATGGCCGCAGTCGTGTACACGGGCTGACCCATGATCGACCGACCGCCAAGCTGTCCAGCCGGGGTGTTCTGGAACGAGAACGGGCTGCCCGTCAACGCCAGGATGGCCGCGTAGGTCGCAGGAGCCATCACCCAGCAGGAACCATCGACGTAGGCATCTAACAGACTGCCGTACAGACCAACCACGTCACCAGCCGCAATGGCCGCAGCCGCAGCCGCTTCTTTGCCCTGCGTGGAACCAGCGACCGCACCTGTCGCGGTGTTGTAGGTGAAGCACAAGGTGTTCTCCCACACACCGAACGCACGACCGACACGATCCGAGAGGAATTGCACCAGATTCGCCTGCTGATCGCTCAACAGTTCATCCGACACCCGATGCAGTCTTGTGTACTTCACCAGCGTGATCGACTTGGTATCCACAGGAGCGACCGCGTTCTGATCTGCGGCAACCGCCGTTGACCCGCCCGATTCGTTGGTGGAAGCAGGAGCCGATTCAGCCGTGGCACCTTCGACCGGGATGTTGAAGGTCTTGTTGCTCACGGTGATGATCGAAGCGGGAGCCTTGCGGATGATCGAAGCCTCTGCCCGACGCTGGACAATCTCGCTGTAGAAGGCCGCCGGCACAACAGCCGCGCCGTTCTCATCCGTCGCTTCATCCAGGAACACATCCGTCTTGTATGCGCCCTTATCCCCTGTACGCATCCAATAATCGAATGCCTTCATCTCGCCATCGCCCCGCCCGGTCTTGCTCAGATATGCCGGTGCGGCACCCTTGATCGGAGGAGCGTTCTTCATTGCTTCCTGCACGAACGCCTTGATGTTCTGCTCGAGCTGGGCGTTCTTCTCGGCTTCTTTCTGCTTCGCTTCGTTGGCAAGGCGCATCTCTTCCTGCAATTTCTCGAGAACGCTCTGTCCCATATCGACCTCGGCCTTTACAGGGGCCGGTTTCGGGGTCTCTTTGACTTCCTTGTTTTCGTCCATTGCTGTACTTCCTTCTGCTTGTACCGTTGATGTATTAGTTATGTCGACCTTCTGCGCCTCACCGGCCTCTGCATCGGGTTCGATTGTCAATGTCATTCCTGCTGATTCATAGTTGGCTTTCAATGCTGGTAATGCGACCGCATAAGGGTTCACAGGCTTCATGTGCCCCGAACCATCCACGACCGTCATCTCCACGACAGGCCACTCTGCGATGTGCCCGTCCTTTTCCCGGCGCATCAAGTGAGAGGCTGTTCCAGACGAAGCTCCTGCGAGTCCCTTCAGGGCTGCGTTCCAGATCCTCTGAGCGAACTCAGAAGCCCTATCGAGGACTGCCGTGTACCAGTGGCCTCGCTCATCGGTGTGGTCGTACTTCGCTTTCCCGATGAAGTGGACTTCGCGAGAGGGCTCCATCGTCGCAGGGTCAAAACCATGCGCGTACACAAGCGGGACTTCGGGGAACTTGTCCGTGTGGACTTTCGTCCGTGCGTCGAAGTAGTCACCCTGCTTGTCCTTCCCGTTGACAGGCCCGCCAAATGGCACTCCGAGAATGTTTAAGACCCAATCCTCTCCGGCCTTGACTGCATACACCAGGAACTTCTGTTCTTCCATGACCTCACCCCTCATTGCGTTCTGTATCGCTTCCAACTTCTCGGGACACACAGCCTTGATCGCGTCAATGCAGTGCGGTCCCCCTACGGGATAGACTTCCCGGCAGTTCTCAGGCCGACTGTCGTAGATCGAGCACTTCCCTGCTTTGAGTGCCGGACAGAGACTGTCAAAGCGCACGTAGTCGGATTCCATCTTCCCACGGACTGCAAGCCATTCACTCGCCTTGGCCGGAAAGTCCTTGGCCGGGAACTTGATGGTCTTACAGCATGAGCCTTCGCATATCTCGCAAGGTGTCATGTGTTACCTCAACCCGATCCGAATCTTGAATGGATTCACCACCAGGAACGGTCCCATTGTAGCGCGTGCGATCAGTCTGCCGTACAAGCCTGTCCTTGGGACTGCAAGCGTAATAGCCTTTTCCTCTAGTGTCCTACCCCCGCCGAGGTCTGTACCAGAGGTAAGGCTTACGACTCCCACAACCTTCAGTGCTTCGGCAGCCGGAATGTTGACTGCGGCCGAATCAAGGCCCAGCGTGTCTGACCAGTTGCTGAAGAACACGACATCAACGTCGTCAAGGAGGTCTGATTTGTCATCAATGACCAAAGAGACTATGGCCTCTTCCCCACCGACTCCGGCGTTCTCGTACACGACGAATGGAAGTCCGAGCCAATCACCTGTGCCGTAAGTCGTGTGTGTGTAGTACCCGAACTCCAGTGTCTTGGTCCCGCCCTGTGTGATGGCCTTGGACAGGACGACTTGCGAGTCCAGGTCAGCGTTGACGAGAGAGAGAACGGTGGTTCCCGCCGGCACACCAACACCGTAGACGGGTTGACCAACGACGACAGACCCGAAAGCCTTGGCCGCGCTGGAGATCGTTGTGCTTCCCACCGTGGTGGCAATCGAGGCTATCGCCTTCGTTGAGACATACGGTGTGACGACATAGCTCTGACCCCACGCGAGTATTGGCAGGATCATGAGCGCAAGGAACAGAGCAGTTTTACGCATGGTTTTCTCCGTGATTGAATACCGACTTGATTGCTTCCTCACTCGTTGCCGCTTCCAGTGCGGCGTAGACTTTCTGCTTCAGGTCTTCAGGGATGACTTCACTGTCGAACGTGACTTGTGCCGGCTTGCCTTTGGCAAGGGCTTTCATTGCCTTCCGCTGCCACTTCTGCATGTCCTGGTTCATCGGGTCTTGCTGTCCATTGGGCGGCGGTTGCTGTCCGTTCTCCGGCTGTTGGTTCAGTTTGTCTTCCAGTTTCTTCTTGTTCGCTTCCTTTTCTTTGAGGGCTTTCTCGATCTCTGCTTCCGCGTCTTCACTCAGGTCATATCCAAGCATGTCAAGGGCCGCCTTCAACGGGACCCCCGCATCTGTCAGTGTCTTCAGGGACGATGCCCGTGCCGCCTCGTCGACTTGCATCTCGGGCAGTTCTTCAGGCGCAAATTCAATGCGCTGGTTAAATTCCTTCAGGAACGGGTTGATGACCCTCTCGAAATACTGACACCTTGGGATGATCGTGTCGTTTAGGAACGACTCCCGGTCGTTGTCTGAGATGGCCCTGTTTGCGCCTGAGTCTGAACGCAAGAGAGACTGTGGAATCCCAAAGGCATCCGAGATCCCCTGGAGCGAGTGCGTGTCGACCTTGTCGAAGGCTAGTGTTGAGAGCTCATGTGTCAGTTGCTCGATCTTCACGTCGCCTGTCACGGGAAGGACTCGCTCTGGACTTCTGCCTCTACGGAATGCCGCAAACTTGTCGCGGAACCAGTTGCCGATCCTGGTCAACTCTTCGGGTGCCGTGCCTGTGGGAGCAATCACCAGTGTTGTCGGCGTCGCATCGCCGGCAAAGAAGTTGCCAAGGAACTTGGTCACATTGGCGACAGTCCGTGCATCACCCAGAGCCACTTGCGTCGGGGAGATCCCGGGCCCCAGGTCATCGTCGGGATTGAAGTCGTTGAAATACAGAAAATCCTCGATGTCCCAGAACCCGCCACTTTCAGGATACCTCTCACCTGTGTCCAACTGCTGCCAGTAGCGGTACTCTCCGTTGATGTAGTCGTACTGAACGGTGAAAGGATTGAGCCACTGAAGTCCTTTCTTCACGCCGTACTTGTTCCTGTTCTTCAGCGTGTACGATGCGCCGTTCAGGAGATAGGCCGCTTCGTTCTTCCAGATCAAATCGTGAAGTGGAAGACTCTCCTCGAAATAATACTGCTCCTTCGCGTTCTCCTTGCCCTTACCCTGTGCCGGATAGACGTAGCACGGGACTCTGGTCAGTGTATCGCAGCGCAGACGGATGGCCCTGAAGATCAACGGGACTTTGTTGTAGGCTTCCTTCACTGTGCTCAAGCCAACAGAAGACCCGAGCCCAGTGTTGAGCGAGGTCAGGACAACAGCACCAGCTTTGATTTGATTCATAAGCGTTCTCTTTATGCGCCGGGATATACGACCATTCTGTCCTGCTCCTTCACCATCAACTCTGTCAAAGCCCAGACGAGCGCGTCCATCCTGTTGGGTGATGCATCCCCAGGCACCCATGAACACATCTCATCCTCCAGATAGGCGAATTGTCCAACGTGGTGGACTCTTCCCTGCTCGTAGAGAGCTGCGACGGGTTCTGCTCTGGTCTGCTTGCCTCGTGAAGCAGTGACCTTGGTATACGAAACTCTGTCGTTGACCGTTCTGATGGTCTGCTCGATGAGGTCGCCCCCGTTGTTTGCTTCTCCGATGATCCTATCTGCTTTATTGGCAAGGTAGCTGGTGACTGCTCTGGAGGCCCAACCCAGTGGGGTTGCTCGCAGTGATTCATCAGCAAGTACGTATCCATGTCCATCTGCCCCAATACCGGCAACGACGATGCCGGTCTCGTCGGAATCCTCTGAGGAGGTAACGGCTGGATCAATGGCAACAACGATACGAACCAGGTCTGGAGCCTTCGGTATGCGGAACGTTTCGATCTGTTCTCGCTTCCACATTGCCCCTTCAACGTCTTCAAGCAGGTGTGCGTGGAGCTCCTGCCTACCAAGGGTTGTCCCTTCATAGCGTTTGACGATGCGTTCAATGAAAGGTCGGGCGAGGTTCTGGATGTTGTCGTAGGTAGAACCCCCGGTGATGACACAAGTGGGATCCTTGAACAACTCACGGATGAGCTTGACCCGCTTTGGAGTAGATGTGACAACGCATTGAGGGTTCTTCCCAAGTCTGAGGCCAAAGAGAAACTGATCCCAGGCATCGGGGTAGCGCCATGTTGCCAGTTCATCGCACCAACCAAGATCGTGCTGCGGGCCTCTGAGCCTGTCGGGTTCGTCTGCGGAATAAGTTGTTGCAATCGCTCCATTAGGCCACGTAAGTCTTCGCTTTGATGGTTCGTAGTGTGGTCTGAACCACGGAGGACTGATCGCAAGGAGTCCAGACTCTCCTTCGACCATGATGTCTCTTGCGTCTGGGGCTGTGGCCGCAATGAGCGCGACACGCCCTGCGAGATTGCCCTCAACACGTTCACGAACGAACTCAGCACCTGAACGAGTCTTGCCAAAGCCTCGGCCGGCATTGAGGAGCCAGATTTGCCAGTTGCCTTCGGGGGGAAGCTGTGCCGGCCTTGCCCAGAAACGCCAATCATACGCAAGTACCGCGGCTTCCTCATCCGTGAGACTCCTGAGTAGTGTCTGCCTCTCCGCTTCGGGCAACGATACTAGCAATTCGGCCCACGAACGATTCTCGGACCTCCTTGAAGCCAATAGGTCCACCATCTTCGCCGGAATGTTCGATGGATTGGCGGGATTTGCCGTACTGACGATCATTCAATTCCTTGATGGCTTCGACACTGGGAGCCCGAGTATAGATTTTTGTTTCCCCGTTCTTCAGCGTTTCCTGCAATGTCACGCCTTCCGCAAGTTCAGCCAATAATTCAGCCCGCCGTTTCGTTGAGATGGCCTTCTCAATGATTTCGGCCATAAAGGTCTTAGACTTATTGGGGCTTCCTTTTCTGCTTGCCATGACAGTTTGTTATAACTCATTTCCTGACAACGGCTTAAAATAAAAAAGGGGACTAGTCTTCCTCTTCATCCTGTCGCTTAGTCCCCCGGCTCCCTTTTGAGGGGCCAATGTCTTCGGGGTGCATCCAAAACCAAAGCTCTTCAGCCTGTCGCTTCGACCATGTCTGAGCGTAAAGCAACACAGCTTCTCCAACTGCGTCTGTCCTGACAGGCTCTTTCTCCTGTCTCAGTTCTGCTAACCGCTTGGCGGTCAGGGGGCGGTTCTCGTTATCGACAAACTTGATTCCCATCAGAATCTCTGCTGGTCGTGATACGGGACTTTCCCGCCTGAACGGTCGCTGTTCCAGAACTCAAGCAATCCCTCGTAGGGATGAACTTCCATGCCCGTTTCCTTCTCTTGCTTCTTTTCGGGCAACCGAATCACTTTCTTGGGCGGCTCAGGTTTCTTCATCGGCGCAAAACAAAAAAGGGCTAAACTGCTGTGCACAGTTCAGCCCTTCGGAAATTGTTGAGTATTTTGCTCGCTCAGGGAAAGAGTCTGGCCTGACCCTTCCCCCTGTAATATCGCTCGTACCTTCAGAGAAGGCAAGCGAAATTGTTTTTACCTCGGAACTTTCTTGTTATCCTTTTTGTTCAACCATTCTTCGGCGGGAATATATTCTCTGCCGTTGAACTTGCACAGCTCTCCTCCACACAGGATGACGCTCTTTCCGCTGACAAAGACCTGAGTGCCCTGCGAATGAATCTTCAACCAACGCTGTACGCTTGCCGGTGTTGCCTCATCAACGATAACGGTTGGCATCACTAGGAGTTCTCCTGAGTAGTTAGTGTTTGCGTCTGAGAATCAGCAACAGTGTGAGCACGTAGAGCAGATCGTACTTTCGGAACAACAGCCTGTACCCGAGGACTCGGACAGTCTCTGAAGGTATGCAGAAGAAGAAAAGCCCACAGATAAGGCTTAAGCGTACCAGCGAAGAGGCAGCCCACCGGCGTAAGGCAAAAGAGGGCCAGTTGAGGAATGACATTGCCCGTGCCGAAGTTGTACCACATGACGGGGGTGAACGCCAGAGCGATGAGACATCCATGCTTTATCCTTGTTGAAGTGAGGTACGCCAGAGTCATGCAACTGAAGACATTGAGCCAGAACCAGATGAACCATGCGAGTTCATACGGCATCCACCTGAAGGGCTGCCAGTAGATGCGAGTCCAATCTGCGTAGAGCCATCCCTCGCCACCGTAGAGATATATTCTGAAGTCGCCGCCGAAGTGTGGGCCGTAGTAATACGGGGCGAGAATCCACTGCGCCAGAGCGAGCGTCAGTATCAGTCCGAGGACGAACTTCATTGCTTCTCCCGTAGGAGCGTGAACAGTGAGGCAATTACGATGAGGCAGAGGTTCCCGATGAGCAGGGAAATCGCAATCGCCCCGGCAGGGTGGCGGTCCATCAGACACAGTTCTCGGTTCATTGCGAATCCAG